GTTAATAGCAGGCTAGGCTATAATCATCATATTTTTGATAAACAAATTCATAAAATAAAATTTGCTCCAATATACTCAGATGAAGATAGAGAAGCTATTGAAAGAGCTTTAATAGTTTTACTTAAACCATCTCTCAATACGGTATATTTAAGATAATGGATAACCAAGACCCGAAATACCAAGCCTATTTGCAGTCATTTTCTTGGCATTTTCGGCGCTGGTTAAGACTCAACTATGCCGGCCATAAGTGTGAAAAATGTGGCCGGCGTGATCGGCTCCAATGTCATCATCTGAATTATGATCGTCTTGGTAAAGAGAAACTTAGCGATCTGCAAATACTGTGTACCGACTGTCACGCCCTGGCTGATGAGGAGCGCCGATATAGTAAGGGGTTGGAAACTTACAGCGTAAAGCGGTGGGGTCTTAACTGGCAATCAATTGTTACCCCGGAATATGCTAAGGCTGAATTTGACAAATGGTTATCTACCAAATTATAAAACTTTTAAGGTTAAGTGATTGACACTTAACCTTTTTTGTGTTAAGATAGTAAATGGAGGTAATCAAATGGATTTAATAGATTTGTATGCGTCACAGGTAGAAAAGGAAAATGCTGACTATTCGCGGGAGTTTAGAATATGCACCCGGATAACCAGCGTAACAATAGAGGCAGACAATGCGCTTCTGTTTCGGTTTGAGACCAGTTTATTCGGTATCGGCGGGCCAGCTTGCCAATATGTTATCTATCGTAACGGGCAACTTCATTTCCTTGAAAAAGGGCAATGGTTTATCCCCGGCGATGTCCTGTTTAATTCGCTTGGGGATTTGGTAGACTATTGCAAGGGGGAGCCAATAGAATGAACACATTCGCTCAATTGTTGGAAAAATTAGAAATACCCGCATACCGGGCCGCAGACAAGGCCGGTGTAACTCGTAACCCGGTTTACCGATGGACAAAAGGCCCTGAGATTCCCGATTGTAATTTGGGGACATTGCGCCAAGTTGCGGCGGCATTGGGGCATCGGGTGGTTATTAGTTTTGAGCCGGTGGAGGTAGAAAATGGAAATTAACAAGATCACTAAACAGGTGGAATTTTATCAATGGAAATGTCCAGGGTGTGGTAAAGAACTGGAAATTCAGGGGTATCAGCCACATGAGAACGCTTTACGTTGTGTAAATTGCGAATATGATGAGGATGAAAAACGCAAAAAACTGGCGTGTGAAAAGTTTCGCGCCGATCATCTTCGTTTTATCGGTTTGCTGGTTAAAGATGTGGTCCCTATTGAAGATGAATTATTAGCATATAATGGACCAGGAACAGGTATTGACCACATTATCATTTTTGACAGTGACAAGGTGTACAAAATAACGGCTGACGGACCATTATACCTTGTGCCATTAGAGGCCGAATGAAAGCAATCGGGTATATTATAACCAATGACGATCAGGAAATGCCGTTACAGTATTATGATGGTGTTCTGGCGGTTGGCGATTGTGCTGCCTTGTTTAGCACAGAGGAAGCGGCCAACTCAGCTATTAAAAACACGATCAAATGGGCGCGGCGGCGGGAACTAGAGCCGGATATAGCGCCCCATACGTTGACATATGCACAAACCTGGAAGTATCAAATCTGGCCGGTTATGGAGGAACAAAAATGAGTATCGAATTAAAATTACAGCAGATTGATGAGCTTAACGCTCAATTGGACCTTGTGAATATTCACAAACAGGACGCTATTAACCGGGTTTTGGCACCTGAAATTAAAGCCGAACTTGCAGCCATTGATGCTGAATTTTGTGAACAGGTCAAGGCTATAAATGAGACGCTTGCCATTATTGAGGCCGAAGTAAAAGCCGGGGTAGTGGCGCTTGGGTCAATGGTTAAAAGCGGTCGGTATATGGCGATGTACAACAAAGGGCGCGTAACCTGGGATACCAAAAAAATGGAAGGCTTTGCTATAGCTCATCCAGAACTGGCCGCACTTCGTAAAGAAGGCGAACCGTTTGTAACTATTAAGAGGGTGTAGGCAATATGAAACCAAAACCCGGCCAAATTTGCAAGTATTGTAATGTGCCGCTGACCCGCGATAACGCTCATCTTCACAGTGGTGGCAGGAGACATTATTTCAAAATCGCCGGGTGGTGTCAGGCTTGTCATGATAAGGTGGTTCTGGGTGGGTTGTGTGTGCGCCCTGGCTGCACTAATATCAGAGTTTGGAATCGGCGCATCTGTGCCAAGTGCGCTTGTGTCCAAAGTAATGAGGCGAAAAAGAAGCGTAAGCAAGAGCCAGCCCCAAGCCGGGTAGTGATGGCTGTAACTCAGGTTGTCCAATGTGGTCCAGTTGCAACAGTAACCGGCTATGGGCCGGATTTGAGCCTGTGCCGTGCGAGGCGCTATTAGATGATGAAATAGGGATGACTTATGAGACAGGCGAGTTATCGCTATTCGTTGTGCCGGCTATGAATGACTTTTTGGTAAAGTGTTAAAGGAAGAAAAACCAATGGCTGAAAATACAAATATTTCTTGGACGGATGCAACTTTCAATCCGTGGGTTGGTTGCGTCAAAGTATCTGAGGGTTGTAAGCATTGTTATGCAGAGGAGTTTATGACCCGTAAAAGCCGATGGGCTAACACCTGGGGGCCAGCGCAAATAACCGAGCGCATCAAAACCAGCAATGCTAATTGGCGCAAACCGTTGACTTGGAATAAGCGAGCAGCTAAAGAAGGCAAGCGGGTTAAGGTGTTTTGCGCTTCGCTGGCTGATGTGTTTGAGGATAATGATAAGCTGATTGATTGGCGGCTCGATCTATTCGATTTAATCGGCCAAACTCCTAACCTTGACTGGTTAGTGCTGACCAAGCGTCCAGAGATTGCGCGGCAATTCTTTAGACTCCGCGCTGGTCTGCTTTACCCTAATATCTGGCTTGGTACAACCATAGAGAACCAAGAACAGGCCGAAAAGCGCATCCCTGAATTGCTCAGGATACCGGCGCGGGTGCGGTTTCTGAGTTGCGAGCCGTTGTTGGGGCCGGTTGTGTTACCATCCTGGGATTCCTATATTCTGCCTGATGGTTTTGAAAATAATGGCCCGATGATTACAAACTTGGGATATTCGTTTGAGCCTGACAATCTCATTGACTGGGTTATCGTCGGCGGCGAATCCGGTTCAAGTGCCCGCCCGATGCACCCCGATTGGGCGCGAGGCTTGCGAGATCAATGCCAGGCGGCTGGTGTGGCGTTTCATTTTAAGCAGTTTGGGGAGTGGGTACATGAGTCCCAAATACAAGAGTGGCACATCGAGCGGGCTTTAGGTAGTAAGCGAATGATGGCTGGAGATGGGTATCAATATATTCAAGTTGGCAAACATAGTGCCGGACGCTTACTTGACGGTAGAACTTGGGATGAATTCCCAGAGGTGAAACAATGAACGCCATTATGATTGTCAATGAGGACCTTGAAACCGCCGGCTATTTTTTCGAGGCCGGCTCGCAGTGGCCTTGTGTGTTCCTGGGTATGCACGGCGATTGTTATCGGGTACAGTTTAACAGGCAGGTTTTACACGTGCCGCAGGGTGTGGTGAGGTTGGAATATGAGACACCGTGCAGTTAATGAGTATGAACTAGCCTGGATTATCCGCATGATTGATAATGGGTACACCGATAACCGGATAGCCAAGCTGACAGGCCGAAGTAAAGTAACTATCAAAAGGATAAGGGAGAAATATGCAACTAAAAATCAAACGTCTTGACCCTGATTTACCAATGCCGGAATACAAAACAGCCGGGGCGGTAGGTATTGATCTGCATGTCCTTGAGTCTCATTTTATCGGCAAATTTGTTACAACCCGCGTAAGGACCGGGATAGCCATTGAGTTACCCGATGGTTACGAGGCCCAAATCAGGCCGCGCTCCAGTGTTTCAGCGCGGGGTATCATTGTTCACCTGGGAACGATTGACCAGGATTACCGGGGCGAGCTGGAAGTTATTGTAACTAATAATGATACCTTGCTAGAATTGTGGCGAGGTGACCGGATAGCCCAATTGGTGATTTGCCCGGTAGCGCGGGCTGACATTGTTGAGGTTGAGCAGGTTGAGCAAACAGCCCGCGAGGGCGGATTTGGGACAACGGGATTATGATAATTCTACAAGTTGATGGCGATTTTTTGGATGAGGTAGAAAAAACTATCAGTAGTGGGGAAGATTACGCCTTAGAGTTGCGAAGGATTTTAATTGAGCAATACGGGGCTAATCCTGATATGATTGACATGGAGGGCTTACGAGAGCAAGGCGTCGGGCAAATAGTCGCTGCGACTACTAAGGGGTGCGAACCAACTCCTCCGGCTGATTTACTCGCTGACAGATTACCAAGGTATTCAAAAGTTGGATTGAAAAAGCATGGATTAAGTGAGGATGTGAGATTATGATTCAAACATGCCCGATTTGCGGTAAACAGATAAAATCAAATAGAGGTACTTTATTGCGCCTTTATCCCGATGGGGTATACCGCAAAATACATTCAGCTTGCAGTAAAATTGAGGAAAAAAATGAAAAACCCATTAACGAAAATGCTCAAAAACGACACCCTAACATTAGCCGATGAATTAGCGCAACTCCGCAAGGTGATCGAAGCGTACCAGGAACGCGAGCGCCGGATTGCCTTAATAGCCGATGAGTTTGACCAGCTTGGAACGGAGTGGTATTTCTCGCCTCAGTTGTCAGAGAGGTACAGCGATGCGGCGGCAAAGATTAGGGAGGTATTAAGTGAGTGAACTAACCCGGAAAATGGCCCAGGCGCTTATCAGTATTCACAACATTACTCCACAATCAAGTGTTGATGAAATCAATAGAGAGTACACAAAGCGTAGCGTTGACGATGACGACCCAGACCTGACTGGGATTGTGGAAGATTTATACTCAAATCTCTTAGTTGACATTTGGCACATCTTAAACCAATTCGAGCCAGGGGTATTAGAGCAAGTGGTGACGGTGGAACAGGTGATGAAATGAGTGAACTTAAAGAACCCTATAACACCGGCATATCAACTGAGACGGACCGGCTCAGGCAATGGATGGTTGAAGCGGCCTCGCTTATCGGTGGCATGCCGAATGGGTGTGAGTTGAAAGAGGTATTCGATATTGCCTATGCCGAGGCGCGGACAAAGTATTATGTTGACAAATATCCGTTGAGCGATTTTGATATTGAAAAGCAGACAGTTAAGAATCTGCTTAAAATGGAGAAAAAGCTAAACAATAATTAAAGTTTTCCCCGGCCTATTTACAAAAGTAAAGCGTAGTGGTAAAATGACATAAAGCTCTTTATGTTTGTGGTGATAAAATGTGCCAAATGATGACCTGATAAGGCAAATTAACAAATTAGTTGTAGCCAGCAATATTTTGCTTGAGCGGTTTGCACGTGGCTACGAGGAACTTGACGGTAATCATCTGGCGCTTGAAGAAATCCGGGAACTTCTACAGGAGCACTTTGAGGAAAATTCCCGGTGGGCTGATAACTTGAGTAAGAGGATTGACCGGATAGAGCAGTTTATAATTCTAACCCGTATGGGGGATAAAGAGCAGTCCGGGGCAATCACGCAACATGTAACCGGGGAACATCTGCGGCGGGGGCTGCGTGAACAGTTAAGTGAACAGCAGGAATTATTGCAACAGTACTATAAGAACATAGCTCGGATTAAGCTAAAAATAGCCAAGTACGGCGAAACCACCCCGCTAGTGAATGAGCTTGAGGATAACCAATGTGAGATTGAAAAAATAGAGGAAGCTATAACCAGAATCAGAGAAGCGCTAAAGTAGGTAGTGAGACTGTAACAGGTGGATTAGACTTGTTACAGTCTCTAGGCAAATGACGGTGGAGGCCGCCAGGATGCTTGATGTAATTATAGCAACAACCATAGTTAAAGAAAAGTTAGAAGATGGAATGTTAAAGCGATTTGCGAACCGGGTCAAGCTCTGGATTTGGCCGGAGATAGACGTGACATTTATGCGGGAAAGTTTCTATCGTGCTTTCAGGGGTTGAACTGTCAGCTGCGTTTAATGTTGTTGTAAGTGTCATTTCAGGCTTGTTGGGCCTGTGGTTCATCAGGCGCTTGTGGCGAGATGTTCTTGAGCATCGGGATATAGGCGCGGTAGGGTTTACGATGGTCTTTGTTACCGCGTTTTTATTCAATGTCTGGGATGCGGCTACTTACTCGATGCTGGTCCTCAATGGCGGGGACGCGGCAGCGGTCCTGCCTTTCACCCAGGTCAAGCCATTTATTCACGCCTTTGAGATTTTTAGCTATTTATTGCTCTATCTGCACTTCAAAAAGTAAGGGGGCACGATGCCGATTTACAAAGAATTTAAACAACGAATTGACAGAACTTTAGATCGTGCCATTGAAACGGCAAAGGGTAGCACGTTAAATCGAGCCGCCTGGAATGAGGTTGTAACCGAATTGGGCGCAATGAAACGGTTACTTGATGAGGGCGCGTCTTTTATGGGTGACAGCTTGCGCCGTGCCGAAGTTGCATGGCAAAATTCGGATACTCTGGAAACGTTGGCTATTCAACAGGCAGAGGACAGCGCATCGGCCAAGTTGATTGGCGACAATACCGGCATTTTTGAAATTAACGATGTTGGCACGGTCTTGGCCTGGCTGGAACAGGTCAGGCCGGATGTGTTCAGTAAGGCGTGGGACCGGTTGCAGGAAGAGCGACGGATGGTGCTAATGTTTGAGCGTGACCCGGAGACAGTCAAGGTGATTATGATGGCTGTTGACTTGCCGATACTGGAACAGGTAGCACAGGAGTTACCAGCCAGGCGGCGGCTTGAGCTTATTAAGGCGCTTGACCCAACAGGGGTAAAATTGTGAATTTTAGAGAATATATCTACATCGGTAAGACTGGTAACGAAACCACCGTAGAGTGTTGCGGTTCTGATGGTCAGTGGCAAACAAAGGCCACTGAATTAGAAATAACCGACGCTGTTTTGGTCAGTTATTGGCAGCCAATACAGGCAATCGCCCCGGCTGGTAGTGAGTTACCATCAGAGGTTTTTTACCCAGCGCCGGAAGCGTCAGAGGTGGCATGTAAAGTGGATTTAGGACACGTTCAAGCCGACAACATAAAAGACCCAGAAAGTACCGAATCTATCAGGCTTGGCTTTGTGTCTGGAAGTGGATTGCTCGGAGACGTGCTGTTAGCAGGGCTTGAATTAGCGGGCAGTTCTGAAATTTACGGATACAGTAACGACGAGCTAAGTTCAGGAAAAGCTGTTGAGGAATCACGGCTAAGATTTTACAAAGCACTAAAGGCGATTGAGCTTTTTGCAAAAGGAATAGCGGACCCGCCAAGCGTGGGAACTGTAACGGGTTAGTTCTGCTAATCCAGCAACAAAAAAGCCGGTAGAGTATACCGGCTTGACATTTTATCTGATTGTGTGGTAATATCTATTTAGATTGGTTTTCTCCCTTTCCCTCCTTTCGCTTTAGCCGCCAGGTTGCCTCAGTCCTGGCGGCTATTTTATTGTGCAGATTACCCCCTTTTCATTTTTATGATATGCCGGCGTTCCGTCGCCGTTGTCAATTACGCAGCGTTTACATCTTGGGCATTGCACCATTGCGCGGTGTATGGTCAGATACGGCTCTGGGGTAGCAATCAGCCCGCCCAGTTTGATTAGATGAGCCTCGCGGCGCTCTGTTTCGGTCATTTTTCCACCACCGACAAAACCCGTAGCCGCTTGCACCGAATAGCGCCCTTTGCAGACATGAACCAGTCACCGTCTCTAACGTAGCAGCGCACCAGTTTTTTGTTTGGGTAATTTTTCCCCATCCATTCCAGTGAGGCCGCATAAATGCCGGGGTGACAAGCGGTAGAAACATCAGCAGATAGCACCGGGGCTACATAGGTACGTCCCGGCAGGTAGCGAGCATCACCGATATGTTGGCTGTTAATTGTGCGGTAGACAATGCGCCCCCCGTTTTTTAAGGGCGGGCATTGTTTCGCAAAAATACGCTGTAATTTTCTCAGGTTGTCGTCCAGGCATGTCCTGCTCAAGTTGGCCCAGCGCAAGTCGGCTCCGCTCAAGTCGGCTCCGCTCAAGTTGGCTCCGCTCAAGTTGGCCCAGCTCAGGTTGGCTCCGCTCAAGTTGGCCCAGCGCAAGTCGGCTCCGCTCAAGTTGGCTCCGCTCAAGTTGGCCCAGCTCAGGTTGGCCCAGCTCAGGTTGATAGCCGTTTCGGATACGTCAAATTGCGGGTTGATTTCGAGTAATCGTTCTATTGTTTGTTTTCTGTTCATCGCATCACCCGTGTTAGTTCTTTCAGGTTGAGTTGTTGTCGTTCTTGGGCCGTCTGCCAAGTGCCATCACTCAGCAGGCGGTCACACCATTCCGGCGCTTCACTGACGCAAAAAGGACGCTGGTCGGGCATAACCCGGACGATCATAAAATCAGCGTTCCCGTATTCTTTTAATAGGTTTGGTAAATCGGTTGCGTTTTCGGTTTGGGCGGCTAGGATGTCAGCCATTAAAGTTATGGCGTACAGGTGGTTCATAGCTTAACTAACTCCTTTACAAACTCAATCGCGTCAATTGGTTCTAACCAGCTTTCAAACGTGTTTCCTATGGCAGATGTCCAGAGGATGTAAATCATGCCGTTGGGGAGGAGAGAGATTTTATTGAAAGTCATTGTTATTCTCCTTAATTAAATTACCAAAATCCTTAAATTCCCAGCCTGGGCAACTGGTCCAAATGTCAAACCTTCCTTTATTTTCGTTAGCCCATTCGCGGCACAATTCAGCTATGCGTGTGTAACTGGCCTTAGTTGCTCGGTAGGTTTTTGATTTACGCAACTTACAAGTTGCTTCCAAAACTTGTTCGGGAGTCCAGTCAAACTTAATGACGTGGATTAGATAGCTACCATTGCAACCAAGTTGAAATTGAATACTTTTGTTGATTTTGTAATCGTAATTCATTGTCCTTTTCCTTTTGGGCCACGTCGGGCCGGTTTCCAGTTGTCTAAATCTGCCTGCCGGATTAACCTTCTACCGGCGATTACTGTTACAGGCAAACCCGCCTTAATCCATTTTAACAACGTGGATCGGGCCACATTGCGCCGCTTGGCCGCTTGGGTTTGGTTGAGTAAATAGTCCATAAGTCTCCATTCTGCCGGGTTAAGCCACTCGGCGGGGTTGATTAGTAAATATAAGTTTTCAACATTGCGTGACTTTTATTTAAGCTGTCAAGCGCAGCCTGAAAAGCATTTCGGTTAGCTTTACACTCTGCTACCATTAGCTTGTCTTGCGGGTGTTGCGATGCGCCAAAAATGGCTATAAATTCATTTTGCTTGGTTATTGCTTTTTTGAGAAGGTCTTTTGTTTCGCGCATCGCTCAATTTCTTTCATTGGGGCGGGTTTGTGGGCGGCCCTGGTGGGGTTAGTTAGTTGATGTATTCGTTATGAACCGAGATTGACAACCCGGCTAAATCATCAGCTTGAATTTCTTTAACCGTGTGGTGAGTTTCTGAGCAGTTAAAGCTATGGTATCGGTTCCAGCTATTGATTAAGCCATTGGCTTGTTGCTCATCTTTAGCATTAAAGGCAAACCGGGGGCCAAAGTCTGGACTTACTGCTGCGAATAGTTTTTGCGAGGTAGTTTTCTTAGCCATTTGTCAATCTCCTGTAAATTTATCATCTAATCTTGTCCCTATTATACTACAATTTGTAGCCAATTGTCAATAGGCAAATGACATAACATACTGTGAGTTTTTGCACTAATTTACTTGACAAAAAAGGCTATTGCAATCAATCTCAGATGGTGGTATAATTGCGGTATAACCAGGAGGCGATATGTTCCGTGAGGATGCAACGCTGAATAAGCTGATTAAGGCGAGTTATAGCGCCCTGTCGCCCACCGACAAAGCGGTTATTGACGCCGATGCTGATTTGCTATTGGCACACGTCCGGTAGTACAAAGTTGGGCCGGTGGGGGAGGCAACGGCGCTGAAAATACTGTATAAAGTGGGGCGGCATTAGCGATGGGAGAGAGGGTGAAGTGACAGAGGTATTTCATTATTGTATATCGTTGTTTATTTTGCTTCTAATTCAACAATGGATAGCACTGCATCTGCCTTGCAACTTACAGCCGGAAAAAGAACCGGGACATGGATCGGTCTATTGATGATTGCAGGTTGGATTCCAGTATCTAACCTGGGCTTGCTAGATACATGGTTGGCAATGTTTGCCTGGTTTCCGCTCATCTTTGCCTGGCAAATTGTGACGTATTTTCTGGAAAAAAACGGGGTGTTATCCCCCGTTTCTAATCAAGAACTGCAAGCACGAGACGCTTTACCGCTTATTGAACATGAGCATATTATCCCTGTAGGTTCACGTTAAGGGTTTCACGAAAAATGGCTCGACATACATCCGGCGGCGTCCCCAAAGAAATACTAGCCGAGCGTGAGGTTCAGGTTTGGACCTTGCGCCAAAAGGGGTACACTCACCAACGCATCGCTGATGAAATAGGCTTGGAGCGGTCAACTGTTACCAAAATGGTTCACCGCATAACGGGGCGGGTGGTCAATAAACTCGATGAAGTTGTCAAGGAACAAATAGTTATCCAGGTAGAGCAACTTTCGTTTATCGTTGATGAGATGTTTCAGGCATGGCAGCGCAGCAAAGAGGCTCAAAAGTCTGTCTCGAAAAAAACAATTGCGGGGGGTGGTAGGTTTAACAAGGCAAAAGGAGAGGAATTAACCGTAGAAACCGAAGACCAGGACGGCAACGAGCGTTATAGTGCCGAAGCCAGAGCAGCGATGGCTGACATACGAAAAATATTAGGGATTGACGCGGCGACAAAAATAGAGCAATCCGGCAATGTCGGGCTGCGGGTGGAATATGTCAATGATTGGCGCGACCATACCACCGATTAGACTACCTTACCCGCATCAGGGACAGCAGGCAGTCAGGCAACAGGCGAAGCGGTTTAATGTTTTGTCGGCGGGCCGAAGGTGGCGAAAGACTACCCTCTTGATGACCATCGCGGTGGAAGCGGCATTAAAAAATATCCCTATCGTCTGGGGCGCTCCAACGTTTGACCAGGTGAGAGTAGGCTGGAATGAGGCACGGCAGGCATTGGGCGGCATTGCCGATTTTAAGCAATCAACAATGACTTGCACTTTACCAACTGGTGGCGCTATTATCTTTCGTTCATTGGATGACCCGGACAACGCCAGAGGCCACACGGCAGGTGGGGTTATCATTGATGAGGCGGGAGACGTTAAGGAGCAAGCTTGGTACGAGGTATTAAGGCCGATGCTGATTGATACTTATGGTTGGGCCTGGCTATCCGGCACACCCAAAGGGCGCAATTGGTTTTGGCGTGAATGGATGGCAGCTAAAACCAGGCCGGATAGCATTAGTTGGCAGATTCCCACATTGGGCTGCACGGTTGAGGAGGGGCGGATAATTCGTGTCCCCCATCCTTACGAGAATCCGGCTATTCCTTATCCTGAAATAGAGCAGACTTGGCAGACTACGCCAGAGCGGATATTTAGGCAGGAAATTCTAGCCGAATTCCTGGAGGGCGAGGGCGTTGTATTTCGCAATCTTACAGCTTGCATGGGCGCTCCAAAAAACGCAACACCGGAACAGCATGCGGGGCATAGGATTGTAGCCGGTCTGGATTGGGCCAAGCAATCCGATTTTACCGCCACAAGTTTGGTCTGTTGTGATTGTATGCAAGAGGTTGCACATGACAGGTTCAACCGGATTGACTACCATTTTCAGCGCGACAGGTTGAAGGCGCTTTATGGTAAATGGAGTGTGCGCCATATCGAGGGTGAAGCTAACTCAATCGGTGAGCCAAATATAGAGGAGTTGCGCCGGGATGGTTTACGGGTGTTTGGGTTTACGACAACGGCAACCAGTAAGCCGCCCTTGATTGAATCACTGGCTCTGTGTTTTGAACGGGCCGAATGTCAGTGGATAGATGACCCGATCTGGACGGGTGAACTAGAAGCGTATGAACTTAAAATGAGCGCGGCCACAAATCGCCCGACCTACTCGGCACCGACCGGGTTAAATGATGACACGGTTATAGCGCGGGCATTGGCATGGCGGGCGGCTACAAGTAAAAGGGGGGTATTTGTCGGGTGATATTTCTCCCTCGATTCCCTCTCTATTGGACGTATGCCACCCGCGAAAAGCGGCAATTGTCGCTATTGTTACATCTGCAAAAATTACTGATGGAAAAACGAATGAGCCATTCCGAGGCGGCTAAAATAATACAGAGGTACAAATAAATGACACCATCGCCCTGGCAACGGCTAAAAGCCGCCTACCGTGTTTATCGTTATGGTTTCGGCGGGGCAAACAAACTCACTCGCTCCGCAACGCAGGCCAAAAAGATACCGTTCATCTGGCCGAGTTGGGTTAATGGTCAACCCCAATGGCAGCTTATCAATTATGAGGCGTATATCAATGAGGGGTTTAACGTCAATAGCATTATTTACAGTGCTATTATGTACAAAACCCGCGCCGTGACACTCGCTCCGCTTCGCGCCTATACCGGCACAATGGAGCAGCCGGAATTACTACCGCCCGACCATTGGTTACAATCCCTCTGTATGCGGCCAAATCACTGGCAATCTTGGGCCGAGTTCCATACTCAGGCATGGGTATACTGGCTTATACATGGTAATAATTTTACCGTGTTCAATCGGTCAAAAGGGCAGATTGTTGAAATGTTCAACCTGCGACCCGACCGGGTGTTTATTATGCCAAACACTGACCGCAAAACGGTAATTGGCTTTTGGTATGTCCCGGAAGGGCGCGGCTGGCATGATGGTATACCCTACCTGCCTCAAGATGTCATGCACAATAAATTACCTAACCCCGGCGATAACCTGGACGGTCTGGGTTATGGCCTCTCTCCATTATCTCCGGCAGCACATAGCGGCGATGTTGACAACGATTTAACTAAATTTTTCCGGCTGTTTTTTAAGGCCGGGGCAATGCCTAGCGGCCTATTGTCGTTTGATGCCCCAATGGAGGATGATGAGGTAAGCGCAGCCCGCCGCCGCTGGAATGAGGTATATGGCGGATCAGAGAGTTGGGCAGAGGAATCCGTCGCTGTTTTAGACCAGGGCGGCAAATATCAGCGCATCGGTTTTACGTTTCAGGAAATGGATGTGTCGAGTATTGACGCCAGAAACGAATCGCGCCTCGTCGGTCCTTACGGTGTACCGCTAACACTGATTGAATCCCGGCCTCAGTTGGTGCAATCCACCTATAGCAACAAAGAGACAGACCGGCTTATGTTTTGGGAAGATACGATGGAGCCGGAGCTAAATTGGTGGCAATCTGACTGGCAGTATTATCTAACAGGTGATGATGGCTCTTTTGTGATGTACGACATGTCAGCGACACCGGCTTATACTAAGCGCAAAATGCAACAGGCCGATAGATTCAAGGAGGCATTTGGCCTTAACGCGGTAACAGTTGACGAATACCGCGCTATTCTCGGTTTGCCGCCAATGCCGGAAATAGTAGAACCAGAATCAGAGCCATTACTGGAAACAGCCGAGCCTGAATCCGCGCCAATGCCGGAAGTCGTAGAGGAAATGGAAGAGGAACCGCCGCCCCCCGATGATACTACGATCAAAAAAAAAAGTCGGGAACTATGGGCAAAAGCCGATAAATTAGCAACGTCATTTGAGGCGCAATTTGCAGAGGCGGCATTGACAGCCTTTGAGGATGACCAAAAATATATAGAGGCCATTATTAACGATAGCAGCCGGGAGGCATTACGCCTGCGCTCTACCCTGAATTGGGACGCGGTTATTAAAGACATAACTGCTTATCTAACCGGCCCATCGTTGGCAAGCTGGCAGCGGCAGATAACCGGCCCAGTTAGTGCCCTGATGAATGACCGCATTGCCGACCTAAACCGGGAATATGACCAGAATTTCCCGGCGGCAGACTTGTTAGCTCAGGAATGGTTTAATGAGTATGTCACCCGCTTTGCTCAGGAGATAAACAAAACCACCGAGGAAACAATGCGCCGGTTAATTCAACAGGGTATTAGTGAGGGCTGGACCTTGCCGGTTATAATCGAGCGTATTAATGAGGTGTTTGATAAATGGACAAAAGACGAAATGACACCAGGCGGGTTTGTCTGGTTTAGCACCCCACACCCGATATATCGCATGTTGACACTGGTACAAACGGAAACGATGAAGGCGGTTAATACTGCCTCATTTTGGCTTTATGGGGCATGGGGTATTCAGTTTCACGAATGGTTAGCTGTTCATGATGACCGCACCCGCATGGACCATCGGGCGGCAGATGGGCAGGTTGTTAGAGTGGGGCAGCATTTTAATATTGGCGGCTGGCCGATGCTATACCCCCATGATCCGGCAGGGCCGCCAGAACAGGTTGTGAACTGTAGATGTTCAACAGCCCCGAAGATGTTGTAATAATCAGTAACCAAAAGGTTGACCGCGTGTTGTTTTATCGGCTGCTACTGGTCTACTCATTGGATTACATTAAGAGTTATGTATTGCGGTATGGTAGATTGCCGGCTATAAAACCCGGCCCAAGTGAGACAAAATGAGCCTATTGCAATCTGATAAAAACGGTGGTAAAATAGATGCGACGCGGAAAGTACAAATATTTTCGCAGATTATCAGACATCTAACGGCGCTGGTTTACCTGATTGCTGAATTGGTGATAGGAACAAAGCCAGACAAATTATAACAGCCCACTAAGGCGCAAACCTTACACGGCCTGCTTGATTGCTACATAATACGCAGTTGACAGGCCGTTTTTTGTTACGGGGGATTGATGGAACACAAACAAGTCGAAGCGACAATTATCAACCTGGATGAAGAGGCCGGAATAGTAGAGGCAGTCTGGGCCGTAATGGGGAACGTTGATGAAGGCGGTGATGTTATCCATCTCGGTGCATTTACCAAAACCTTCAACGAGCGGGGCAATCAAATTCAATTGCTCGATAATCACCGGACTGATTCGGTGATGTCATCATTGGGGACTGTGTTGGAGTTGCGCGAGTTACCCAAGCAGCAATTGCCACCTGAGTTACTAAATAACCCTGATGTTGTCGGTGGAGCCTGGGGCAAGTTTCAATTTTTACTTGATACTCCAGAGGGCAAAGGCGCTTTTACTCGTATTAAAAAAAGGGCTGTGAAAAAGTGGTCATTTGGTTATGACGCGGTTGATAAAGATATGAGCAAGCGCGGTGATAAGATCGTAAGAAATTTACGAGGCATTAAACTTTATGAAATCTCGCCTGTGCTTTTCGCAATGAATGAAGCTACTACCACCATTGACGCCAAAGCCCTACCAGGCGAGGGTAAACCCTACGGAGTCATCCCGGAGGGTGATGAGTTTAGCGTCTATAAGCTGGACGCCGATGGTGAACCAACTGGCAAACCGCTAGGCAGTCATCCAACCAGAGCCGAGGCGCAGGCCCAGATACGGGCATTATCCGCCAATGAGGGAGAGGGTAAAGCCGGACGGGTACTTAATGCCCGTATGGGCAAGCGCATAATGGATGCAATGGCACTATTGCATGACGCCTTAAAAGAGGCTGGGCTGATGGAAGTACCAGAGGATGACGTGCCACCTAAAACAGACAAACCTACCGGGCCGCAGAAGTCCACAGAACCACCCACCCCCAACGGGGCCGGGCCGAATGAGGCAGAACGCACCCGCTTATTACAGTTAATTGAAGTTGAAAGACAAGCATTATTGCTATAACGGAGGTCTGATGGAAATTCATGACACCCGCCTGGCCGAAATGAAGGCCGAAGCGGGTAAATTGTTAGCCGATGCAAGTGCGATCCTCATCAAGCCCAATGTCACGGCAGAGGAAGCCGCAAGTGCGCTGGCTATGGTAGAAGAGCAAAAACAAATCAAAAGCCGAATGGACGCCTTGATTATGGTCAAAGAGTCAGCGAAGGCTTTTGAGGGTATGAATATCGTCTCCCAAAAGAACGACGACAAACCCACCCCTGGTGGTTTCAAAACCGCTGGTGAGTTTTTGCAGGAAGTCCATTCAATCACGTTTCGGGGCAAATCCAACCGCCGATTGCAGGTGTTTAGTGACCCTAATGAGCCGTCGAGCGGCAAGCATACCGGGCAAAACGGCTGGTCAGAAGCCAAGGACCTGGTTGAGTCAGTGGGTGCATCGGGTGGCTTTTTAGTGCCAACCGAAATGCCTAACCAATTCCTTCAATGGGATATGACCGGCGATAATATGCTGGTCGAGAGCCGGGCAACTGTCCTGCCTATGATGCGCCGGGCTATCCAAATCCCCGCGCTAAATCAGGGCGGCACTACTGCCGGGCAGCCTCATTGGTGGGGCGGGGTGCTGGCTAAATGGACTGAGGAAGCCGGACAAAAAAGCGAGACAGAACCGAGCTTTCGCCAAATCAATCTTGTGGCCCATAAGTTGGTTTGCTACACCGAGGCCAGTGACGAATTATTAGAGGATAGCGCCGTCTCACTGGAAGCCCTGCTTAACTCTATGTTTAGCGGGGTGACGATGTGGGAACGGCAGAACGTCTTTATCAATGGCTCTGGCGCTGGTCAGCCTTTAGGGGTTATCAATGCCCCGGCGACTATCACCCTTGACCCGGCCGCTGCCAGCGCCTTGAGTGTCAATGACCTGGCCCGGATGTTGGAAGCGTTTCAGGGTAATAACCCGGTTTGGTTCTTCTCGCGGCGATGGATGTCGGAACTGTTACAGTTGAATGGGCCTGCGGGTAATCCGTCCTATGTGTTTATGCCGTCAGCGCGTGATGGTTTCCCGGCCTCCCTGTTTGGGTATCCGTTGTTTTTCGTTGAGCAAATGCCCGCGCCTGGTTCAACCGGCAGCGCCGGCTTGTTTGACTGGTCAAAGTATCTGATCGGCAACCGCAAGGCCATCACCATTGACACCACCAAAATCTTTAAGTTCCAGAATGACATCACCTCTTGGCGCTGTGTTAGCCGGGTGGATGGTCAACCCTGGTTAAATCTCCCTCTCACCTGGTCGGATGGCACAACCCAAACCAGCCCGTTCGTTATTTTGAGTGGCACGGCAGGAGGCAGCTAGAATGTATACTGAAAGATTTACCGAGGCAAACGCTTTGTTGGCGGTGCATTATCCGCTGACCCGGCAAGTGGCGACTCACGTCTCCGATTGGGTACTGATGGAAAATTACAACCGTGCATTTTTCGAGTTGTTAGTTGGGGCAATGGGGGCAAGTGCCACTGTTGACGCCGATTTGCAACAGGCCAGTACCAGCACCGGCACGGGAGCAAAGGCCATCACCGGGAAAGCCATCACCCAATTGACCCAGGCCGGGTCCGATGCCAAC